TTACTCTTTACCGAATACGTTGTTCTCTTGCTCTTGTACACGGATGAAAGTTGTACGCTTAGTTAGCTCTTTTAGCTTCGCTGCGCCGACGTATGTACAAGTTGAACGTACACCACCAAGGATGTCAGAAATTGTGTTGTGAACAGAACCACGGTATGGAAGTAAAACAGTTTTACCTTCTGCCGCGCGGTACTTAGCAACACCACCTGAGTGCTTGTCCATAGCCGACTGTGAAGACATGCCGTAGAACTTAACAAAAACAAAATATATCGCATAAAAATCAATAACTTAAAACAAAAAAACATGTATATAAAAACAGTTAAAAATGACGATTTTTACCCATAAATAACGTTGTTTAACAATGAATGCCGCCATTTTTGCCGCCACTTTTCCTGCTTTAGCTCACCTAATTGTTTAACTTCTACAACTAATCATTCTACAGTTTCTAAAAGCTCACTCTCTTCATATTATCGCCGTTAGTTGACCATAGTTACTTTCCTGCGGTTCTACTTGTTCTACTACGTACCCTATCGTGTCACCTCGCAGTATACCCATTGAACAAAGGCTTACTTTATGTATAATGGAGTCATACTAATCTTATCTACATGCTTTAGTTAAGACGAATAGGAGAAGTACTATGTTACGTCATGAAGAAGACTGGTTCTAGTTCCCAAACGTTCTACATTGAACCAAATCGGTTTGTATCGTATTGAACAACTACTATGCTTATGTATAATGAAGCAATCGTAATCCTAGATACTCGATGTGTAGCTAGGAAGAAATGGAGAAAAACTATGTTACGTCGTGAAGAAGATTGGTTCTAATCTCTAACCCCATTAAAAAAGGAGCACTTCGGTGCTCCTTTTTACGTTCTAGTGATCAATATGCCGAATACAATAATTAAACCTGAAGTGAATACATTCATTGAATTATTCAACAACCACCCAACTGTATACTCAACACTATTAGCTGCAATATTAGCCGCTACATTTGCTTTCTTTACCCTCAAACACAACATCCGCTCTACTCGTATAAAGAATGCCTTAGATTTTGAATCTACTTACAAACATAATGATAAGGTTGTCACATCAACAATTGAGATAAAGAAAATCCTCAAGAACCGATTGATTATACCTGTTGCTTATTGGGGGCTAGAAGAGAACCAACTCAAAGAGGAAGCTTTACACCTTAGTACTGTCATGAATGAGTGGGAACGTTGTGCCAACGCCATCTACCATAAAGTCTATGATGATAACTTTCTGTACGGTACCTATGGTAGTACTGTCATTTTCTTGTTTACCCATCTACAGCCTTATCTAAAGAAGCGCCAAGAGCATAACCCTCGTGTTTACACTAAGTTTTCTTGGCTAGCTCTTAACTGGACAATTCGTCGTAGTATGGAAAATAAAGAAGACATAGAAAAGTCTCTCATTGAATCTAGAAAAGCTCTCAAGCGTTATCTTGATACTCAACAACATTAGTTATTGTACCTCATAACCACCCGCTGAACTGCCCTTGTCTACTGTGACAAGGGCATTCTGGTTTATCTCATCCACCACAGCATTAGCTACCGCAATTGCAAACTTGCTCGCTTGAGCATATTCACCATCAATCACTATGCCTTGCGCTTTTAACTCTGTTTCTATCTTAGTTTTGAGTGATGTTTTACTCAGTGCCATTACTTACCTGCCTTAACAGTTGATGATAAATCTGAATGAGGCTTGCCAGTAAAAGCACAAATACAATCACCTTGCACTACACCTTTTCCGCCATTCATTGTTATTAGGTCTGCTGTGTAGCGCATATTCTTTGCACTCGCTGCTATGTCTTTTTCGACCTTGGATATCTGATTACCCAAAATGGTAAGCTTATCGTCACCATCAATTTCAGCGATTCGATTTTCTAGTATTTTGATTTGTTGAGTAAGGCATTCAAGCTTGTCGGCTTGGTCGGTCTTACGCTCGAAGTTGCCTTTCTGGTCCACCAATTGATACACACCTTTACGCTGTTGGTATCGGCTTTCACCTTCTTTGATGCCTGGTAGCTTGAATCCCAGTGGCAGCACGCAACGAATAAAGGGCTTGTCTGGTTGACCGAACATGAAACCGAGTTCAACAATACTACCGATAGCCGGTGGTTCTAAACGGCCAGCATGGTCACCTAGACCAGGAACGGGAAGCGGTACCGCCTGCAGTGGTGATTTATCTTCATACTCCATGCCTTTTTCATCGAGTAGCTGAACATCCACCGCGTAGTGAGGATAGAAGCGATCGGATAAATCGCCCTCTTCAGGCAGCTCTGGTAGTGCTACGACCTTTCCCCAACGGGGTAAGTGCCATCGCCCTGTGAATTCAGGGAACAACCTAAAGATGATGCGCTTGATGGTATTCACATCCATGTTAGCTTTGCCTCCGTCCCTTCAAACTCGACACCCACTAATCGAAGCCCATTAACCAAAACACCTGGCTTGAGCTTTGGGATAGCCGGTATCTTTACCGATTTGTTGGCGGTGTGGTTAGTCATGAGTGCATTGGGCAAAGTGATCGGCTTATCTGCCCAAAATGAGTCAGCCCAGCTGCCGACATACACTTGGCCGTTGCCTTGCTGCTGCCAGAACAAATCATCGATGCTAAATGCCTGGGCCAACTCATCGATGACTCGATACCCATTACCATCACTGTAGAAACAAGGAATGGCCGTTTTGCTGTACGCCTTTTCGGGTACCACAAATTGAAGTCCCGTTTTATTGGTGACCTCGCTCAGCAGCTGCATCAGTGTGGGATGGCGCAATATGATATTGAGTGGTTTGTAAAGAATGGCCGCGAGCTCACGGCAGAACACTGTTGACCAACCTTGCTCTGCTGGTTGTACGCGTTCGATGTAACCCAAGAAGACGCGAGTAATGTCATCTCCCCACCCTAAATCAATCGCGATGAGCGTGTTTGGCTCAGGGTTCCCTTCAACCGAAAGATCGCAACGACCAGGCGTATTTTCACTGAAGACGATGCGATGGCTTTTCACTTTGGTTTTGTGCTTGCCTAGGTAAGCGCGACAAAGAAACTTATTGTTGGTTGTCATTGGTCACACCCTCGTTTAAGCCAGCGCATTATCCACGCTTTTCAGTACCTTCATGACGCCCGTTAATTCCACTTGCGTGCCTGGCGGTACATCATCGGTTTGTCCTGTTTCAACCGGTGTATTCACACCCTGTACTTTTTGCTGCGCTGCAGGTTTGTCCGGTTGACGCTGTTCTACTCGCTCAGGTACCGACAAGTGCTCGACCAGTTCAAACGAAACACTCCACTGACGATGAGACTCTTGCTCATCAGCACGCACTACCCCTTGGAATTTCACCTGGCGAATTTTCAACGCCTCAGCTGTTTTATTACTGATACGATAGATTTGGCGCGCGTCGCTTTCTTGCGCTTCGGCCATACTGAACAAGTTAGTCAGCAACTGATTTTTGGTAAAAGGGATTACCCCTTTCACCGTCAGTATTTTACCCTTGCTGCCGGTTTCAGCTTGGTCAGTCGCCGAGGTTTGGCCGGACATATCTTGTCCGGCCAATTGCTGGCGAACGCTAATACGTAGGTTCTTTAGTGGGAGTTGAGTGCCGTTTAGGGTTAGCACGATTCTGCGTCCAAAAAGTCTTCAAGAGTTAACAAATGCTCATAAGCTTGTTTGTGATAGCCATTCGACTCCATATCTGGTTGAAAGTCGTACTGAGAATAATCAATGATCGCCCCGTCTTTTTTAGTTAAATGTACCAACTGGATTAGCACCGTTTTGTTACCACTAAGCCTTTCGATTTTTATGTACTGCCCGTTATTTTGTAATGCCATATATTTTATCCGTGAGTGATTGTTACAAACACACAAGTGTTATCACTTGCAACTCCATCCAACGATGATTTGATTCGCACAAAGCTGGCGTTTCTATAAGTTGTCCAATTGCCACCTGAACTCTCTTCCATATTGAAGTGTGCTTCTGCTTTCTGTGAACCATTTGTACTAACAGGACAAGCCGACACTTGAATGTGTGGTGGCCTAATACCTCCAGCAAACGAGATTTGAAAGTCACCATCGTTCAACCTAACAAGGGTCCAATCAGATGGGAGCCCATATGCAGCGCCCTTAAAAATGGTAAACTTTAACGTCTTCGACATGTTATTCGATGAGTTATCACCGTACAGCCCAGACAGAGTCCCCTTTAAAAACCCTGTTTTGTCATATAGTTGCAATAAACCTATAGAACCAGATCTGGCGGCAGATAGGTAATCAGACAAATATCCTTTACGATCAAAAAAGTGCATTGCTTTGGAAGCTAACCATGTACTTTTTACTGTTGTTACTCCACAACGATCAAAACCATGAACCGCTTCGTTGTGTGATGTGATAAAACCGTCTTTACCCTCATCATGAATAAAGTTATTTATATCAATGAGGTCTGCTGCACCATTCGGACTATTTACACCACCCTCACTATTTTTTTCAAAATAACACCCCTTAACCATGCAGCCATTTTGAATATCTTTAATTGGTGATACGTTATATTCGTAGATTCCATTTAGCCAACGGCTATGCCAAAGGTTAGGAACATCATAGACATACACATTCTGAACACCAATCGACTTATCATCCACAAACGTGGTGCCATGGGGCCAATCAGCTAACCGATGTTTTAACATCGTGTGATTTCCATGGTAGTTATTCCCTCCCCAAAAGGCGTATCCTAGATCGCAATAATCAAAGGTATTGCGAAAACCAAAAATATTGCAACCTCGAACAATGGAATCAGTACCTTGCCCTTTAACGCCAACAAAGTCCCCAGTTAAAGCTCGTGCATCTGATGCAAGAGTTTTCAACCTTAAATTAATAAACTCAAATACCAGATCATCACCACCATCAATACCGATGCGACCTGTTAAATCGTTACCATCATCATTAAAAATGATTTCCGCCATATCCGCTCGTCTTAGGTTACGAGCCTCTCCCGCATAGTCAGAAAAAAACAAAACACCACCAGACAAATCGCTAACATCAATATCGTCTTTCAAGAATATTTTTGCTTTTTTAGGGAAATAGACGCCTACCTTTTCCGCGTTCGACTTACGAATCAGCCTTTCAAATGCAGCAGAGTCATTCCATATACCATTAGCAACAACGCCATAATCTAAACCATTGATTATGTCACTAAATCTCTCGTCCAATGGTCTCCCAGTAATCGAGCCCAAAGACACAATTTTTGTGTCTTTCTTGACGCCTTCCCCCTCCGGCCTCAAATCACTAACACTACCATCACCCAACACCTGAGCAATTTTACAAACGAAGTGCGGCACATCCTTACCCGTTAAAGAGTCGATGTAATCGTCTTTTTCTTCTGCAGAAACAACGAAGTTGAACAACGTAACTTGCTCACCTGTTGGCGTTCCTTCGCGGTGCGCATCGATATAAATGAAAGATGGCTTGTTAGGCACTTGAATGCTGCGATCAAATTCAAGGGCTACACGGTTGCCCGACACATAACCCGCACCCGCTTTAATGCTGAATGCAGAGGCTTGAGGCGTAACCAAGAAACCTTCTTCGATAAACCAATCTTTGCCGTTTTGGTCGATATTCGCTTGGGCCACATCATCGTCCATTTTCTTCATGCGTGGTGTTGCGTTGTACTGCCACGTTGAAGCATCCACCGTGATATTGGTGATTTCAGCAATATCCTTGTATTCAAGCACAACAGAACGCACCAACGTATTACCCGAAACACCCGGCTCATCGACCGTTTTTGGCGTCAGTGAATGGTGGTCAATCGTTACCAAAACACCGTATTCAGAACAATAAGCCCCCGTCCAGTTGAACTCAAACGGCCCTTCATTACTGGCAAGCGTAGTACTGTAAATCACCGAATCTTCCGAAAGTCGGCCACGTTGCTCAACGGCAGCTTGATGAACCACATTATCAGTTGGCACCACATCATCCGGTTGCGGGTACTCTGGGCGGTTTGGCACATTCGCAAAAATCATCTTATCGATGACCAGCGCCTTTTCTTCCGCATTAAGCTGCGCCAATAGCGCTTTACCTGCTGCGGTTAAAATTGATTTATCAGATACATTTGCCATTAATTCTAAATCCTTAGCCTTTCGCAGTGGCTTGGTAATATTCACAGTCGACATTCAACATATTCGGTAACATGCCAACGTTTATACGAGTCTTTACATGTGACGTTGTGTATTGCGCTTCGATATTCTTACTTCGCGCGGCCAACGGCATTTCGACATAACTGGTGTATTGATAACGGCGACAAGTACGCCCGTATTGGCGTACTACGGTGTCTAATAACTTAGGGACATTGGTTAAATCACCGTCTCGAATCTTTAAGCTGATCACGTCCCAATCAACATTGGTTAATCGCTCATCTTGAGAAATATGCGGATAACCCAACTTTTCGAACATGTCCTCCCAACCAGACACCGAACCCGCATCACGGGCAAAGCCATAAGCATGCGCCACACGAATTCGAAACAGATATTCCGGCTCTTGGCCGAGCTTTTCTACTCCACGTTGCCAAGCGAGAAGATTGACCAAAGCCATTGGCGCGGTCAGTGGATCATGTTGTTGCAACGGCATTTCGAACGCCGCTTTCACATTCTCCCAGTAATTTCGCATTGCTCGGGCAAACTTGGCTATTTCGCCTCGGCCCATCCAGTAACGAAGATTAATCTCAGGTATTTTCAATCGACACCCCCAACGTTTTAATACGTGGTACCGACAAATCATTAATGATGTCGTCATTATCGAATTCGAGAGATTCTATTTGTTCAAACTGGTCGTGAAGCTCTTGCCCAAGCCTTGAGAAACTAAAACGTAAAAGCGGATTAGTTACGGTTGGGGAGTAATCAGTATTCTCACGGAATGCCGCGCCAATGAATAGTTCAACTGAAGTTTGAAGTGCTTCTCGTTCTTCCATCGTCAAAGAACGTTGTGGCCAAATACGACACACCACATTCGCTTCGGTTTCTGCCATCGCCATCACCTGCAGATCATCACCGTGGCCGTGCTGCCCTTGGCTTCGAATGTATTCATTCAGATCAGCAAGCATCTCACTTGAAGGTTCACCCGTATCAAGCAAAATATACGCATTGGCGGTACCCGGCCCACGCGGTGCGTTATGTTGAAAATACACATTGTCGTCGTTGATACCCGCACGACTTGTCAGCAAAGCGCGATAAGCCGCATCAATATGCCACTTAGCCACCGCACTCCATTGGTTACGAATACGAAGACGAAACTCATCGTTGCTTTCCTTATCAGATCCGGCTTCCGTTAACCATTCCGCAGGGTTCATCGCTGCCGCAATGCCAGAAATAGCCGTGGGCAAGATGTGGTAATAACCCTCACCCAAGTTATAAGCCGCCCCTTCATCTTCGGCTTCCGTCTCCACCATCACCATGGTTTCGTTCTCTGGCATGGTGGTATCTGCAAGCACACGAACGCGGTAAATTTTGCCGTTAATCGGTTCAGTTTGAACCCAAGAATCCATCGGAATGACCAAGGCCGGTCCTTTTACTGCAGCGCGCTGGAAAGCAATAAACCCTTTAGCTTTGGTTGCACCTTTGCGATCAAGTTTGCACTGCCAACCAAGCAAATCTAGCCATTGGTCAACCGCCGTTGCTAAGAACATGTTCGGCAGAACGTAACCCACCAATAACGTATTAATAAGCCACAACGTCACTTGCACCACCGCAGATTCAATCAATCGCCAGAACGGGGAAAAAAGCGAATCATTAGAGATAATGCACTCTTCCTTGGCCATCTCATCTTTCAGCACTTTTTTCCAACTTGCCGAATCGGTAGGAATGCCCGATTGCTTAACCAGCTCTGAATAATCCGGCTTTGGAATATCAGTCATTTGTTATCTCCGAAGTTGTAATATCAAAAGTCACATCACCAAAGTCTGCCGTAGTGGCAAAAATATAAATCGTTCCTTCGTTTGGCTCTTCAAGCCTCACCGTTCCCGGCACTAAACGCACATCTTCTTCAACCAACAATTCCAACCGAGTGCGGATATCCGCTTTCTTTGATGGGCTGCGCTCTGCGATAAGCTCCACAGTCAAGTTACTTTCAATGATGGCGTGTTTAATGTCTTGGGCGATCACGGCGCGGTCTTGAATCAATACAGGATTTCGGCCTGCATCCAACACCACATCACCGTTTTCGATTAACAAATCTTGATAGATAAAATCCGCCATTAGCCTGCCGCCATTTCTAATTCACTTGCCATGTCTTGTGGGTTATTCATATAAGTTGGATAAATCGCCACACCACCGTAATTGGTCGAACTGGTTTGATAGCTTGCAATGCTCTTGGCCGCGCCACCGGGCTGAACTTGTGCGTAAGGCGTTGCGCTTTTCACTGACTTGGATTTCACAGTGGAAGATTCATCATCACTACCGAAACCTGGTATCCAATCGGCTACCCCTTTCACTGTTTCAAGTACACTGCCAAATCTCTCGCTAATCCAACCAAACAAATTGCCGAACACAGCGCGAATTTCATTAACAATGTTGAACAGGCCATCGAAGCCACTGGTATTAGAGAAGCCACTCATCACCCATTGCCAACCGCCGCGAATCACTTCAAACAACATACGAATCGGTGCAGAAAGCAGAGTGAGAGCTTGAAACCATGTCGTGTCACCAAACGAAGCTTTCAGATCATCCCAGTAGTAAATCAAGGCACCCACCGCGGTAATCGCCGCCACCACACCTGCCGCAATCAAGAAAATAGGGTTGACCAATAACGCCGCTGACATTTTCAAGAATGCCCACGTAACGCCCATTACTCCTTTGGATAACCCCCACATCGCCACCGTGACGGTTTTGGTCACGCCTACACCTAAAGTCATCGTTGCCCAAGCCACTTTCAAAGCGCCAGATATCATGGTCAACAGGCCACCTGCAGCCACCAAGCCCAAAAGAGCTACGCCAGCAAAGCCAATGTATTTGGTGAGATTTGGGAACATCTGAGTCCATTCGATGATTTCCATCGCGCCATCAGACAAACTAGAAACCACAGGTAAAAGCGCAGGCAACAATGCTGCGCCAAAGGCCGTTCGCACCGCAAACACGCCCTGCTCTAACCGTTCCCATTGGTCGGTCATGGCGCGAGCCATTTGTTCAGCGACATCCAACCCCTTAACTTGGCCGAGCTCAAAAATGGAGCTGGCAAGACCATCCGTGTTTTGCATTAGTAGCTGGATCATGGCCGAGGCTTCTTTAGTACCAAACGCTTTGCTCAGCTCTGCCGCTTCTGCCACCGAAATCGTGTCACCGTAACGGCCTTTAATTTGGTTAAGAATGTCGACAATAGGAAGCATCTGCCCTTGAGCATTAGTGAACTGCATGTTCAATGCTTTTTGAGCTTTTGCGGTACCCGCCAAGAACGAGCGGTATTTTGTGCCCGCTTCGCTACCACTCATCGTGGCTTGCAACGTACCGAGAATCGCCATTTGCTCGGTCATGCCAACACCAACAGAGGTCGCCGCCGCTCCAACCGAGGTAAACGCAGAAGACATACCAGCGCCGGTTGTTTTGAACATCTGCACAGCTCTGGCCGTTTGACCACCTAGTGTGTTCACCCAATCCGCTTTGCCCATTTCATTGGCCGAGTTTTGAAAAATGCCATACATGGTCCCAACGTAATTGGTGATGGTTCCAGTATCCGCTTTCGTTGCAGCCGCGAGCACACCTGACGCTCTCGTAAACTCAGACAGCTCGTTACCTCCTAATCCAGAAATCGCGGATTGGATATCATAAGAAGCGGCCACAAACTCCGTGGCTGACTTGCCATAATCCACAGAGAATTTCATTGCCGTTTGAGCAAGGGTTTTGAGTTGGTCATCAGCAACGCCGAGTGATTTGACTTCACCGAGCTTTCTATCCATTTCAATGGCTGGCATTAACGCTTGTTGCAGGGCAAAGCCTGCGCCTACCATGCCAGCTGCGCCCGAAACCATCGTTTGAGTACCTTGCTTGTAGGTATTCGTTACATCGGATATTTGGCGCTGAATATTGCCCAGAGGTTTTGATATCTGGTCAATCAATCCAACTTGAAATCTGAGCGCTTCAGGTAACATCAACCACTCTCTTTATGCTGATTAGAGTTAGGCGCCAAAGGCTTTGGCCACCCCACTTGCGGTAACGGCTTGCATGTTTTCCCAATGGTTCTTCTCTAACCAAATCGCATAGGCAAGATTTTGGTCAGTATCAGGGGCATCGGGTAGCCACTTACGCCGCCACGCATACATCTTTTGCCTGTCACTGCCATCAATGGCCGCGACAAGCGCATCTATTTTTTTACTGAGATAGCAAGCTTCGGCGTGTACTCTTTAAGAACAAAGCCATATATCTGCGTTGCTGCACCCGCGTTTTCCTTAGTTATTTCACGTAGCGCATCTTTCGATTTATCGCTAACGCAACTCATCAAGAAGTTATGCGCGGCACTACTGATATCACCTTGCATCGTGGTGTTTTGCGCTTCGTCGTATTCCGCCGGTGTTGGGTTGAACTCAAGGTCGGTTGTGCCAACGGTTAAAACAATGGATTTTGTCATGCTACTTCTCGCTTCAATGATTCATAAATTCGGGTGAGTCCGGTTTCAAGTTGACGCTCAAGTCGCTCAAAACCATCCTTCACTTCTTCTTTGGTGGCGTAGCTCTCCGCCACATGGGTTTTATAATCAGCAAGCTCTTTCGAAAGAGAAAACAGCTTGCTAATCAATGCACCGATCAACATCACCAACAAGGTGGCAAGGGCGATCAGCGCAGATAACCAAGTCGGGTCCATCTAGCCCCCTTTTACCGCCTGCTTTAGTCCACCAATTAGGCTAAACGGCTTTTGCCCCGCAGTGATTTGCTTATCTACGGAACGTTTGTGGATGTTCACACCAAGTACAGCCAGAGCAACAGAAATCAATGGTGTCAGCGCGACAATGGCATTGACGACATTGGCCGCTTCTTTGGGCTCAATAATCATCACAACAAACAGTCCAAAGAACATCAGCGCCCAACTCAAACACAAGGTATAACCCCAAGTAGGACGCCAACGCCTTACAAATGGGTCATGACTCGCCATTTCGACTTTCATTGTTGAGGCTTGTTGGGCTATGGCAAGCTTACGTTCTTCACTTTCCAGTTCAGCATGTTGAAAGGCAAATTCACGAAGCTTTACCCGTTCATCAGACTCAAGCTGTTTAATTTTCAATAACGCTTCTGGGTTATTGATAAGTGCCTGTTCAATGGCTTCTGGGCTGCTGTCCACTCCAAGTGCACTGGCGACCATTCCCGCAACCACGCCCCCTGCTGGGCCACCGATAACAGTGCCAATAAGTGGTGCTGCGCTACCAAGTAGTGATTTAATTTTGTCCCACATGATTTAATCCTTAACGATGGTGAGTTTGGCTGGTTTACCGTTCAGCTCTGCCATCAACACTTTGAAAGCGTGACTAGAATTGACAACGGCCCATTCATTTCCGACGAAACCAAAATCGACACCGGGTGCTAAACACCCCTGCAGATCACTCGGTTTATTGGCCTTATGGATCAGCACATGAGTTCGAAGGCTTGGCCCGCTGCGAGTGACGCCTAACATTGGCTCTTCTATTGCGTAACAGTGGCCAAAGCGTGGCGATTGATGCGGCAAAAGGTCGTAAGTGCCTTCAACAATGCAAGATTCACTTGGCTTGTTGTTGAGCATTGGTCGTTCAACCATGCAACAAACTTTGGAACCATCAGGCCGATAGAGGTACGAATAGGTGCCATGCTCAAAGTAACGGCGTTTCATCAAATAGTGTTTCATCGTTTCATGCGCTCCAATTCACTTTGGCATTGAGTGCAATATTGGCACCCTGGTATGTGTTGGCGGCGGGCTTCTGGTATTGGGTCGCCGCACTCACCGCATTTTTGTGCGCTTTCCCGTTGGTTAACGTGCTTAGCCCTTGCCAACTGGTTAGTAAGCGCCACTTCCGTGAATTGGGTTTCAAAGCCACTGGCTTGGTCAATAACATCAGACATTTCAATCCCTACTTGCTCAGTAAACGTTACTGAACCAAATCTTCGGTTTCATCTGGGCGCAAATATGGAACGCCATTGATTTTCACAAAGTCTGGACTGGTCACTTCAAACGGCAACTTATGAACTAATGCACTGCCACCATTGGAATCCGCATCGAGTAAGTCTGAGATTTTCAGACGACAACCAAAGGCTTCAATCTTCAATTCGTCTTTATCAATTTTTCCGTAGAACAAGGCATCAAAGTCCGGCATACCGCGCCAAGAGCCGGCGCTTTTGGCGGCTTTGCCTAATCGGTTAAATTGCTGCGTGGTCAGTTCCATTTCACCACTGGCGGCCACATCACCATCGACATAGCCGTCAGGCACACCATTGGTTTTGTTGACGGCAGAATTGTCTTCAATCGACAGCGTGACCTTTTGCGCGGTTAGCTTGTAGTCACCCATTGAAAAGTGCATGTTCTTGCCAGAAATACGCATGCTCATGGTTACGCCTCCGTATCTGCAGGGTTAGAGAGATCAAGCCCAATGTTCACAACAATGTGTTTCGGGCAGTTGTGTGGCGTGACCATCAAACCAATCACGACTTTTGTTTTACTTTGCCACGTGATGGTGACGTCTTGATCGCTTGGTGGCATGATTTCACCAGGGAACGGAATGCCACCAATCTCCGTGGTCTTCGACATATCGCGCATGTCTTTGCTGAAGTAAGTGCGGTTAAGTTCGATACTCGGTGGTGTTGAATTCAGAATGCGATCAGCAATGCGGCGGATCGCTTTGATGCGAACGCGGCGATTCAGTTTGTGAACCGGACGAACGTATTCGAGATATTGATAGTCCCCGCCCTTAGCTTCCAACGTAGTCGCGTCTGTCCAATACACCCCTTCCATGTCGGCATACCATTGAGGCAAGGAATAACGCGCATCGGCTAACACTGCGATGGTGCTCATTTCCAGCGGTTTACCTGCGCTATCAAGAGGCATTTCACCAAGCCCCAACACGCTGCCCGTTGCTACTCGCATTGGACTGTCGGCGACAGTCACCGCTCGATCGCACAAGCGCCCACCCAACACACCAATGTTATTGCCATTGAGCATCGGTACAGGCGTCACCATATTGGCTGACACATCTTTCACTAACGCCAATAGACTGGTTTCGTATTTCGCCCAAGTTTGCTTGCTCTTATCGATGCCAGGACACGCCGCTAAGAAGAACACCCAACGGCCAAGCTTGCTGGTGAGCTCAGTCGCTTTACTTTGCATCGCTTGAAAGTCTGCTTTGCTGGTCATGATGTCCACCACACAAACCCCTTCAAACGAGTCCGTGCGGTTGGCAATATCAACCGCTTCCTGCCACGTTTTACCCTCAGCGAGACCAAACACGGCGCCCGTCCAGTTCTGTTTTCCATTGAGCTGCGCCGCTTTGAGGTTAGCGCCCAGTACGTCATCGGCTACGACCTCATCAAGGTTGGTCATGTTATTCACACGCGTGACTTTGCCTTGCAGTTCAGCTTTATCGGTGCGCCCGATATAAAGCAGGTGGCGTTCAATTTCTGGGATCCCGCCTTGCCCTAAATTGAGGTTGTTAACCTCTACCTTTCCGGTTGCCATTGGTTGTTTCCTCGCTTATTTTCGCTTTCTGGCCTGCTCAAAAATGGTGATGAGTTGGCGGGTGACTTCGCGTTCCTTACTGCCTAATATCTGACGTTCTTTTAAGGGGATATCCCAAGTCGACACACTCGGTTGATTACTCAACTCACGAATAATTTGTCCTGCTTGCCCGTGGGTTACGGTGGCCATCAACAACTTGAGTGTGGGTTTCTTCCTTCCCTTGCCACTCTTACGCGGGACCGTGTAACCCAGCTCCCTCAGTTTTCTCGCTTGCCCTTTTGAACAAGGCGCAGAATAGTTTGGTTTTCCCCACCGCTTTTGCATTTGGCGCTTGGTCATTTTTTGCTTTTGACCAAGGTGATGCCTGGCGGCAATTTTTGCGGTGAGCGGATTGCTCCAAGTTAGGTCGAGCGTATTGGCGTTTCTTACATAAGGGGTCAACCCCTTGGCCATACGTCGCATGACTTTTCCGCGCTTATTCCGTTTCTTCGGTGCTAAGGCTTGGCCGTGAATGTCTATTTGTTGCTGAATACGCTTTCGAGTCTTGGCTTTTTCCCAGCGCCCTAGGGTTTTCAGTATCCAAACACGCTTTCTAGGCGGAAGCGCTAACATGGCAAGCTTTTCTTGCAGGTTGAGCACATCCCTTTGATTCACATTAACTGTCGGCTTCATTCACCAACTCCGCTTCTTCAGCGGTATAAATCTCAACGGCTTGAACTCGGTATCGAGTCCCGCGCCAAGTGATCATTCCTGCTTCATCAGGCACCAGCTCGATTGGCTCCATCAGTTCAAGTTCAATACTCACATCGGCCGCTTCGCTGCTGATCACATCCACCGATAAAGTCGGGTCTTCAAGCTCTTGCTCGTTACGCTCTTCTTCATGGTCACTTAGCCAGCAAGCAATCAGAGCCAACAAACAGCGTGGGTCCAGTAATCGGTGAGGGAATTCCTCAACCGAGATCACCGCGTTGTATTTCCAGAAACAAGCGATATACCCACCGTTCCCACGGTCTTCACCACTTGGCACTATCGAGCCGTTTTCTTGCCACGCATCAATCTTGTTATCGAGCACATTGCTATTGAGGTGACTAACGATGTAATCCGTTAGATGCTCAAGCTTGGTTTTGTTGTAAACCGTGTCGCTCATATCGAATCAATGCCATTGGCACTGCGCCCGAGCAATTGAGAGACATCTTTATTACTTTGAGCTAGGAAACGTGCCGCCTGTTGTGGCTCATCTATCGCCGCATTATCCCCTTCTTTACGCCGATCTTGCGTCGCAAACTCGGGTAACAATTCAGAGTGAGCTCGACCATACACCGCACGTTTGTACAATGTGGTTTTGGCGATGTTCATTGATGGCGGAATATCATCAACCAACAAGCGTTCTAACTTCTCTTGAATATTCAGCGTGGCAATCGTGATGGCCGCAGCAATAGAGTCGTTATCAAACGTATGCGGAATACGGCGCAATTGGCGAAACTCATCGGTCGATAAGCTTGGCCAACCTTCACCAGGTATGGCTTGATCACTCGTTTTATCCACTTTTCCGCCAAAGCTCATGATTCAACCTTTTTGCTACTGCAGTTAATTGGGGCGCCTCTAGCCACTGAGTCGACGGAATAAGCAGGGTGATGAATCACTTGCTCTTCCTCGTCAGTCGAGGCGCGGTGGCATAGGAGCTGTTTTAAGCTAAAGGTTGTCGCCACTCTCTAACGCTCGGATACGTTGGTCGATGTTATCGATCATGGTGCTGACACCAATCGCACTGTATTGCTCATGCGCGTTTTGAAGATGAGTTCGCGCTTTCTGTAACGTCGCCACATCTCCGACAGAGGCCGCGTGAGGCTTACCTTCATCGTTACGCAGTAGATACAAGCCCGCGAACTTCAACCATTTGGCCGTGGGCTTTTCGTTGATGCTCCAGTCGTCGGTGACCTTCTCAAATACCTGGGAGAAGTAAGGCTCAATCGATTGGCCTTTGTCTGCCATACGCTCTGACCAGGCCAAGACTTCATCTGCACAGAATGTGGCAAAATCACGCTTGAATCGTTCTGGTGTATCTAGCCCGCGTTCAATAGCGATATCACACCACTTGATGGCGGTTTCTAGATCTTCGATATCAAAGAGCCAAATCACCATCTGAGTAAATAACGGGTTATCGAACTGCTCGTCACCGGCTAGGTAAGCTTCAATTGCTTCACGATATTTAGGGACCAAAACTTCACGTTTGTGGTTAACCTTTTCATCCTTACGATTGAAGGTTTTTAGCACCTTCAAATCACTTTCAAGCTCAGCTAAAAGCAGGTGAAGGCTGTTAGGATTAGCAACAAACTGTTTCTCAGGTGTCGATTGCTTTTGCTGTTTTGCCAAGGCTTCTTGGCGCAACTTCGCTAATGGACTGGCCATGTCTTCCCCTTAACCTGCGGCTGGCGCAATGACAGTGACTTCTTCAATCGCTGCAAACTTGTGGTAATTGCCCACCGCATAACCTTCCATACGTAGGTATGACGTTTCGAAGCGCTTACGGTCTTCTTCATTACGAGACTTACGCCACTGCGTTCCTTTTTGAGTCAGGATTTGCAGGTTGGTCAAGTTCGTCACCCAAATCATGTCTGGCGGGAAAAATGGCGGTGTATACACCGTTTTACCTGCAACGGTCTTAGCCAAGCTCTGCGCGGCTTTGTGCTCGGTGGGTACTTCTGCCGATTCCAATAAGCGATGCTGCTCTGCGGCTACTAAGTTGCGGCCAATCAAAACCACTAAATCAGGGTCGCCTTGATGCACTTCATGGATAGTGGTGTTAATCAGATCGTTAACCAGTGAATCGAGGTTTCGATATGAACCCTCGGTTGCCCCTGTCGAATCCAATTTCACCGCAGATAAGACTTGAGCCGGCGCTTTCTCTTTTGCGAGTTGAAGCCAGCCTTTGTTAACGTCTTCACCCATTGGGTTTGCTTTAGGGTCGGTACTCTCACCCGCAATGGAGGTGCCGTGGAAACCAATACGCAGCTTATCTAAGGCAAAATTACGCGTGATGGCGTTGTTCATCAGCTTCATCCACTGACCTTTACCACCCGAGTTCGCCCAGATTGTCATCGTAATCCAGTTGATATGAGCGCCTGAGTCCGTTTCGGTTAACTCGTAGGTATTGCCACTTTGGTCAAGAGAGCCCATGAAACGACCGTCTTTAACTCGACCGGTCAGCAAGCCACTGTCACCCACATCGATCACTTGACCTTTAATTTGGTCAACCGAGATATTCGAAATACGGTTTAAGAAAGAGTCGGATTCAACAATGGCTTGGCGAAGCTTGGTTTCCATCACAGGCGTGATATTGAATTGCTTAGACGCATCTACAACACCACCCGCTTTTGCTACGGCTTGGCAATATTCATCTAAAAATTGAGTCGATACTGCATTGAGCATTTACACGACCTCCACTGTTGATTCGCCGCCGTTGCCTTCTTCACCAGGCTTTTGACCAGGGACTTCTTGCTTAAGCTTTGCGAACTGGGTTTCAAGGTTTTGTACTTGCTCGGCTACAGGAGCAAGCTGCTTCTCTAATTCACTAGAGAACTGCTCCAAAGAGAACGTTTGAATTTCACCTTCGGGTTTGGCTTCGGGTTCATTAGGCGTTTGCGTCTGCAGGTTAAACTCTTGTTTGAGTTCATCCTTTAGCTCACCTTTCATAATTCCAAACTGCTCTTTCAGTGCAGCTTTGAGTTGTTCTTCGGTCACTTCTTCTTCCTCTGGTTCAGGATCAGGTTGTGGCTCTGGTTGTTCATCACCAGAATTGAAAAAGGCATTACACAAGGCAAAGAATCGGTCTGTTTTTGAGTAACACTCATCAAGGCTGATTTCTTCCAGTTGGCTGCAACTCAGCTCTGTGGTTTGACCTTCTTGTCGCGAAAACTGAAGTAATGAAACACCAGACGACGCCGGGGAATCGGTCACGGCTAATCCCATCAGGTAGCACTTTCCTTGCCCTTTATAGTCTGGGTTGGGTTCTATGGAGGTAAACAGCTTCTGCCCAAGCTTATTGGCTTCAAGTAAATATTGATTAGGTTCAAGTTTGGCAAACAAGCGCATTTTCCCATCCACTTCTTCAGCTTTAACCGCAAGTACTTTGCCCCAGTTACTTCCGTAACCAGCAAAGCGTTTGTGTTCAGGCCAAATCAAAGCGGTGAATTCACTCAAGGCATAATTTTCTGCAATCTCAGTGAGCCATTCACGGGTGATCTTACGACCATCAACCGTCGGCCCTTCTGTTGCTACAATTTTCCAATCACTGGTTTTTGCCATTTGAGTTTTTTACCTAGTATTAATTTGTCAGTTAGGTGCTTCAGGTCTTCACAATACGCCTTTGATTTACCTGTTTCAGCCACTTCAATTCCGACCAATTCGGATACAGGATGTATCCGAACTCATCCGAATTTTGCTATGCAATTTAGGTTGTTACCTCGGCGTATGATTGGTTCATGGCATATTCTCCTGAAACACGACACGCGGCCCGTTCCCTTTATTTAAAGGCTTGGACGCCCAATGAAATCGCTTCCGAATTAGGCTTAAACAGCACCAGAATTATTTATCACTGGGCTGACAAATTTGGATGGCGTGATATGTTGCGCGAGCAAACGATTGATGAATCGATAGCGCGTAGAATTGAAACCCTGCTTGAGCTGGAAAACCCGACCAAAGGCCAGCTCGATATGCTTGATAGGCTCATCAAGCATCACGTACAACTTAAAAAATTCCATGTTCAAGCTCAGCCAGTTGGAGATAAACACTCATCTAACGCAACTGAACCTGTGGCTAAAACTAGCGGTAAGAGCTCGCGTTCAAATAAGTCTGACGACAAGCAGAAAAAGAAGAGCAAAAAGAAGAACAACATTGCAGAGCTGACCAAAGAGAACTTCGCGACCTGGCATGAATCACTCTTTGAATATCAGCATACGATGCGTAAAAACCTGCACCAACGTACGCGTAATATTCTTAAATCTCGTCAGATTGGCGCCACCTATTACTTCAGTGGCGAAGCGTTAGAAGATGCGATTTTGACTGGCGATAACCAGATATTCTTATCCGCTTCTCGCGCCCAGGCAGAAGTATTCAGAAGCTACATTATTGCGATTGGTGAAGAATTTTTAGGTGTTGAATTGACGGGCAACCCGATCATTCTCTCTAACGGAGCTGAGCTCAGATTCTTATCCACCAACTCAAAAACCGCGCAAAGTTATCATGGCCATGTTTATGTGGATGAGTATTTCTGGATCCCGAAATTCGATGAGTTGAACAAGCTCGCGTCAGCTATGGCCACTCATAAGAACTGGCGTAAAACCTACTTCTCTACCCCTTCCGCTAAAACGCACCAGGCTTACACATTTTGGACCGGTGACCAATGGCGCAGAGGCCGTGATACCCGCACCAATATTGAATTTCCTACCTTTGACGAATACCGAGATGGCGGTCGACTCTGCCCAGATAAGCAATGGCGTTACATAGTCACAATTGAAGATGCGGCTGCAGGCGGCTGTCAGCTTTTTGATATTGATGAACTGCGCGACGAATACAGCAAAGACGATTTTGATAATCTGTTTATGTGTATTTTCGTTGATGGCGCCAGCTCCGTCTTCAAGTTCTCAGCCCTCGAAAAAGCCATGGTGGACATTAGCCGGTGGCAAGACTTCAAGCCAAATGACAAAGACCCCTTCGAACGCCGTGAAGTTTGGTTAGGTTACGACCCAAGCCGAACTCGAGACAATGCTTGTTTAGTTGTGGTAGCACCGCCCATTGTTGCCGTTGAAAAATTCAGAGTACTTGAAAAACACTACTGGCGAGGTTTGAACTTTCAGTACCAGGCGCAGCAAGTATCAAAAGTGTTTGAGCGTTATAACGTGAGCTATTTGGGCATTGATACAACAGGCATTGGCGCGGGTGTCTATGACTTGATCAACAAGAAACACCCACGTGAAACCGTGGCTATTCAATACAGCAATGAAAGTAAGAACCGGTTGGTGATGAAGATGATTGATGTGGTCGAAGCCAACCGCATTCAATTTGATGCTGAGCACAAAGATATCGCTATGGCATTCATGGCTATCAAGCGAGCGACCACAAATAGTGGCAACAACATGACCTTCAAAGCAGAGCGCAGCGAGTTAACCGGGCATGCCGATGCCTTTTGGGCGATTTCCCATGCCTGCATTAATGAGCCGCTCGATCACTCTGAAAAACGTAAATCAACTTGGCAGATGTAAATCAATGACTGAACAGACAACAGAAATAATCACGAAAGAATCCGCTAATGATGAAAGCTTGATGTTTAGCTTTGGTGAGCCAGAAATCATGGACCGTGATTTCACCAACTACGAGTACAACGAGCTTTACTACAACGAAGACGGGAACTACTGGGAACCGCCACTCGATAGAGCGGGCTTGAATAAACTGACTCGGGCTAACGCTTATCACGGTTCTATCTTAATGGCTCGCCGTAACATGATTGCGGGCCGTTACACCCAAGGTGGAATGCAGAAGCAACAAATGCAATCAGCCGTGCATGACTTCTTAGAATTTGGTGATACTGCCCTGCTTAAGCTTCGTAACTACTTTGGCAAAGTCATTGGACTATGGCCTATTCCTACTATGTATTTACGTAAACGTAAGAACGGTGACTTTGCTTTCCTAGAGCGGGATGACAAACAAAAGAGTTACAAGAAAGAAGACGTCATATTCATCAAACAATACGACCCAGTTCAGCAAGTTTACGGTGGACCGGATTACCTTGGTTGTGTTCAGTCTGCTTTGCTTAGCCAGGACTCCACCACATTCCGTCGCCGTTACTATAAGAACGGTTTGCACATGGGCTTTATCTTCTATGCGACTGACCCAAACTTGAGTAAAGACGATGAGGAAGACCTAAAGCAGAAGATGGCTTCAAGCCGTGGTGTGGGTAACTTCCGTTCAATGTTCATCAACATTCCAAACGGCAATGAGAAAGGGATTCAGCTTATACCCGTTGGCGACATTGCAACAAAAGATGAGTACGAGAAAATTAAAAACGTCACCGCACAAGAGGTGATCACCGGTCATCGCTTCCCTGTCGAACTGGCCGCAATCATTCCCAATGGTGGCACTCGTGGTGACCCGATTAAATTCGATTACGTTTACTGTAAAAACGAAGTGATACCCGCTTGCGAAATGTTCATGGATGCAGTGAACAGCGACCCAGAAGTACCCAAACATCTCCATTTAACCTTCAATTTAGACAATGTCGCCGCCTAAGTAATAGGATATTTTTTGCAATTACGTTTTTCACTGTAATTTACGCTCAGCCTTTTCTCCATAAGGGCTGAGAAGCCACTCAAACGATCGTCACAAAACACAAATGATCATTAAAAAACCGACCAAAAATACAAAAGCCACTAAATTTCAGCCACTTAGCAAAACCATCCAGATCAACACTGATCGTCAGAATTTCAATTCTTTGCAATTTTTTGCACTCTTCGCAATTTTATTAGGCGCTCTATAAGCCATTCTGAGCACGACTAACTTAATGCAAGCCCCGTTATTCCTAAAGGGCTAGCGGCTTGTTAGCTTTCCATAGCGTCGGCAGAATTTCACTGAAATAGAATTGCGAAAAAATGAGATCGAAAACTCTTCAGGTGGGGAGGAGGAGTGCGTTTTCGTTGGGTTGAGCGTGCTTTAGGTTGGATAATACAACAGGTACAAAAAAGCCACCATAAGCGGTGGCTATCTTAAACACTTGTATGTTACTTACCGCCACGACCGAACGTTGTAATTCTATTTTCTTTTTTCCTAATTCTTATACGAGAATCTTTGTGTACCATCCTTTGATGACAATCAAGACAAAGGCTAATCATACCTTCTACTGTCGAAGGCCCTCCCTTCGCATATTCAAATATGTGGTGAGCTTGCACCCTGTTTGTTGACGCACATAACTGGCAAATTCCAAGATCTATAATTTTGCGCTGCTTTTGTGACTTTGTGTGATCATATGGTCTATTCATCGTCATCCTCAAACCAATCATCGTCTTCAAAATTGTTATCTTCATCAAACCAATCTTCGTCATCTATTCCGTCATCAACTGGAATATCCGATGAAAGATTCGTTAGCTCAGTAGGTATTGGTTCTGTCTGAACATCAGCACCCAAAGCTAAATTTTCCACTCGTCTTTTTAACATTGGCTGTAGCGACTCAAATGGCCCCTCAATCCCTGTTAAGTCTTCGATTTCACCGCTGTCTTCCAACTCATTGAGTTTTCTTATGATTTTTTTTACGGTTTGTTCATTTCCAACGAAAGCTAGATTTGTTGCCCACTTCTCATCTTCAGCCATTAGAGATCCTCCGTCTTAGGAGGTAGTTGAACAGTAATCCGAGTTTCCGAATCATAAACTTCAATTTTCCCAATTCCTTTAGTCAAAATAACGACAAAGTTTTGGTTTAGCACAGGGAACTTATTTTTGAATCCATCAATTTTATAAATCACTGTTTTGCCAGATTTTTCTACGATTACTGTATCTTCGTTAAACGAGCTATCCGAATGAACGGAAAGAGATTCTGGGATCTTGTAAAACTGGGGCTTATCTATATCAAATCCGGACAATTTGTACACCCGAAAACCACCATTCTCCTCTTTAACTACCATCTCACTCTTACTAAATGAATAGAGTTCATCTCCTTCATTCAAAACCTTAAATCTATACTCTTTCATTACTACCTCTAACTATTTTGAGGACAACCAAATTTGGTAACATAACAGCTTCATTAGACAAGAAAGGATACACATCAATATGCAATATGAACAATAGCTTATCTGCCGCCGATAATTGATCACTTCACAAAATTCAGAATTTTTCTACAAAGTCCGACAACTATGGTTCATCTAAGTAAACACGTCCATTTACAAAAAGAAAAAGACAGCCTAAAAAACGGTAGAACTGTATAAATCACCACCATATTTTAGTAGTATGGAGCTATCATTTAGATAGGTTCATGGTGTCATATGAGAGTAGTTTGCCCCGAGTGTGGCGAGAAAGCCCGCATACAAAAATCAAACCGTATTTCAGCGGGTTATAGCGATTTATATTGTAGTTGTAGTGACCCCGAATGCGGCCATTCTTTCGTGATGAACCTAACCTTCAGCCACACTCTTAGCCCTTCAGCTAAAACGACTTCTCAGTTAGCTTTTGAAATGGTTAAAGCCCTGGCACCCGATCAGCGCCAAGAACTAAAACAACAGCTATCAATCCTCTAAAGTTTAAATTCCGGGCTATCTCCACCATCAGCCATTTCAATTAGCTGCTTCATTGCGGCTAACTTTTCAGGCTTCAACTCTTCTCTTTGGTCTGCAACCAATAAACCCATCAAATAAATACCTACATCAGCTCTGCTTTCACCTTCAGTGCTGAGTGCTACAGCATCTATAATGAACTCCATCGCTTGTAAAAATATGTCCTGTTGTTTTAATGACATAGCTCTACTCCAAACCAAAAGACTGGATGAATATACAGTACTTTTATAAATATTCATACAGCGTTTTTATGAAGCGAGATTCACCCCTCATTCTGATAACGAATTTGAGCTTCATATCAAAGGCCACTCGTCGGTTTCAGGGAAGAACGACAAATTAGGCTGTTCATATTCATAATCGTCATCTTCTCCGGTTAGTGGTCCAGGTGGTTTTACCTCCAATTCATCTAGCCAGCTTAAATCTGGCTTGGGTTGGTACTCTTCAACTAGCTGGGCTGGACGAACCGTGCCGCATGGTAGATGCTCCGCAGGGCGGACTCTTATACTCGTTTCATCATCTATTCGAATTGAGCTACCTTTTTGCAGCGCGATTAGAGCTAAACCATCAATGTTTGGCGGTAACCCACCACCTACAGAGTAAGGTTCTAATAATCGCTTAAGCTGATCGCTGACCTGTACTTTCTGCGGTAGCGTACAGTTATTGACAGAACTCCGAGAGGAATCGGAGATTCCAGAAAGAGCAAGATCAAAAGCCCCCGCTTCAGCTTCATCGCCCTTCTCAGTTTTTGTCACTATTTGCCAGGTCTTAAGGCGTGTCTTAACCACCTCACCTGCAGCAACAAAACCTTCTATCTTGCGAACGTCTTCACCGTGCGGAGAAGCAAACGGCAGCACTTCATAAGAGTTCGTGATAAGCAAATCCTCACGCTTAACGAATGGACCACCCTGCCCCATGATGTAGCCTTGCCAGTTGCCATGGTCGGCCGCTTTCATTGTTCCTGCAACATTCACTTGGTCAGTATCAGCCCTAGCCTCATAGTTCTCAGCAATCACAGCAACTAGCTCTGCATTCGTCATGACATGAACTGGTTTAAACGGACCAACTAAACGGTACATAGCCATGAGGTAAATAGAAGCAAGCTCTTCACGTTCTTGCTTGAAAACGTATTCCATAAAAGCTTTCTTGTTTTGGCTAGCTAGGCGACGCAGTTCACGGTAAGTGGTAACCGGCGCCCCACCAAAGAATTGGAATTGACGAATACCCCAACGGCTCTTCCAGGCGTTGACGTTTTTGGCCATAGCTTGCACAGGTTGCCCGGTCTCTTTCGAAACTTCTTCACCCATGGCATAGCCATCAATATTTTTAGAAATGTACTTAGCGATGTAGCCTGTTGCTGTGCCTTTTTCTGGGTCAATGTACCCAAAGTCACAACGAGGCTGATAATTGAATGGGCCTTGAATAGATTGCTTCTTCGCCGCTCGCTTTTCGTTGCGATCGAAGAACGGGTAAAGCTCTTCTTTGTCATCATCAACCGCATAGCGAATAAATACATCCCGCACCTTGGCCACGTGCTCAGGCTTAACCCAAATCAGCAAATGCCAGTGCGGAGTACCGTCATGATGTGGCTCAGCAACGCGAATACCAAACCAACGAATTTCATCACGGCCTAACTTGGCACGAATGCGCTGCCAAACCTTATTCAAATAGGTTTGTGCTTCACGCGGGCTCGCGCCGTTCCAGTGTGGAATGAAGCCGCCTTTCTTATAACTATTATGATATTTCGATGGTGTTGTCAGCGTTAAGAACAAACCTTGTAGGCCAAGTTCATTGCCGATATCTTCACAGCCACGACAACGAACCATTAATTCATGACGACGAATGGCAGGGTTCGACATGCTTTTCAACACCATGTCTTCCATTTCAACTTCTTCGCCAGTGGTTTCTTCTTGAAGTAAGTGGCCTTGAATAAAGTCCCAGCTCTTCTTTTGCTGAACTTGGTGTTCTTGAATGCAATCCCATGAAGCATAAGGTGATGCCTTCGCCGATACTTGCCCCATAGCAATAGCTAAGTGCTCGCGCATAATTTTGCGAATGCGCTTTAAACGTCTAAACCACCACTTTTCACAACTCAACTTTGAGATAAACGACATGATATTTTCAGGCGTAATCTTCTTGTCATCGCTTGGTGTTTTCACCCCAAAGCTACGTACCAAACAAACACACTGTTTGTAGACCATTAATGCCGCGATGTTCTCACCATTCTCGGTTTCACATTCAACTGTCTGAGTCAGTGCCGTTTGATAGCGAATCAAGATAGACACAATTTTAAATGCCATATCTCGAAGTTCATCTTCAACTAGCTCGGCAATGATTTTGCTTCTAACAGGTTTACGATTTTTCTCGGCCTGGTCGAAGTCGAAACAGGCTTGCTGGTTCGCTTGTTCAAAGTTGTTTTGCTGAGGCTTGCTATCGTCGTCGACAGCATCACTCAGCAAAGCAACCTTAGAAGTAGTAGGTAGTTGTTGGTATTGTTCTAGCACCAACAGAACACGCCTATGCGCGGGTACCATTTTTTCACGAATGAAAGTATTCGCGGCATAGCGGCCTTGCTTCTTAAAAACCGAAACATAGCGATTCGCGAAATACTTAGTTAGGTAATGAGGGAGACCAGCAAAGTGCTCTGACAGCCATTCTCGATCGGCAGGGTTAACTTCATATAACTTGCGCTCAACAATAGAAAGGTTTTCAGGTTCACGATCGAACACCTGGCGAGAAGACAAAGCCAAGTTGTCTGGGATTGGAGTAACTGCTTGTTCACCACCTACCCATTCAAGGAAGGCTTCGTGTGATCGCTCTTGTTGCTGTTCATTAAATTCAATGCTGCTGATATCAACATCTTGATACCACGAAATAAGGCGCTCACCAGAGGTTTGAACCTTCTGCAGTGAGCGCCTGTTTTTCTTGGAAGCATAGGTTGATTTCATTAACACTCATCCAAGAAATCTTCGGGGTTACGGGTAATCTTTAACTGAACTTGAATAGTGCTATCACCAGACAATAAAGTTCCCAATAACACTTCATTATCTGGGTGATCACCTTCCAGCATTTCTACTAATAGGGTTTCAATGTAATCAGGAGCTTCAGCCGCAACTTTCAATGCTTCGCTCATAACGCAGCTAACTCCTGTGTATCCATGATCATGTGGCCACCGGTGTGGTTACCTTTGATAATCACCCCGTTCAAAACGTGCTGGCAGTTGAACAGCTCGCAAGCCGTATCAATCGCTGGCTCTGGTGAGTCAAACTCACCCAGCAACACGTTCTTTACTTCGTTGGTTTCATCATGGCGAACGACGCCGCCACCACTATTCAGGGCAACTGCTACATAACTCAGCATCAGCAAGCCTCCACAGTTGGGTAGCCATGCTCATCGGCCATATCACGCCACCACATTTGCATTTGAGTAGTTTGAGAAGTGGATTTATTACAAGCCGACACAAAGAACAGCGCACGAACGGCACCTAAAGCTTGATTTGCGATATCTCGGTCAGAAGCCGTGTTGTAAACCACAATCCAAAAAGCCCACCAAGCGGTAATGAAATCTTCCAAGCAGAGTCCTTGTTCAGTACCGTTAACATTCACAAGTAATGCTCGAGTAGAGTCCAAGCTCAGCACATCGCCCTGGCTAGTTTCTGTGATATTGAAAACACGCATGAACTGTTCAATCTTGCGAGTAGTAAACCCTTCTGAACGAACGCGTGGTTCAAGTCTTTCTGATAAACAGAGATAGTGCTCATGCAGCCTCCTCCCCTAACTTTTTAAGTAGAGTCGTTGCCTCTGTAGCAAAATAGCGTGAGTCTTGAATCTGTCTTTCTAGATCAGCGGTTGTGAGTCCTGCCTCTCGAACCACATCAATGCCGGTTTCCATGCAGTCGGCAGCTTCCACTAAACGATCTCGTAGATGCCTCATCAAAATCACACTGTTTAAATGAGATGAATTTGAAAGAGAAAGAACGCACACCTCTTTGCTTAAACCAAACTTACCGCCTTGCAGTACGTGCGTAATTTCATGAACCAGGGAAGCCCCCGTTTTATGGCCTTCGCTGTCTACTTCATGCTGTATCAGCACATCGTTGGCTTGATAGTTACGATCATTAACTCGAATTTCAGCCGTTTTACGACCTAAACGAACTTCGTTAAAAAACTCTGATTGGGTTTTTACTTCATGTAATTTCATGCTCACGCCCCCACTGCCGATAAACAGAACTGCTCGAATTGATATAACGCTTCATCATCAAAGTGGCCTAAGTCACGGAGGCCAAGCATTTCAAGAAACAGGTGGCGGTTACTCATATCTAAGTTCGCCCAATGGTGAAGCTGTGAAACTTGTTCAATCGAACCGTTGCGGTACCAGCTTGGAAATGAATAGCCAAAGAACACCCGAGCTCGATCAGTTTCCATTGCTTCTTTGATATCGGCCAACACGTCTTCTTGTGGGCGGTGGGTAGCGATAGGCTCTTGCTTCTTCGCGATAGCATCGAGCTGGATAAGAACTTGGTGTTGCTGCTCTTGATTGCTTGAATTAAAACGCTCTGCGATTTGGTTAAAAGACTGACTAAATAAGTGTTCTTCAATGTTATTCATCATCAATTCCTCAAATTTTGGATATAAAAAACCCTCCCTCTTTAAATCAAAGAGGGATAAAGGGTGTAGGCATACGCCTAGTGGCTAGGTTTGTTTGGGTGTAACTGGCTTATGACCAGCGCGAAAGTACATCCTGTGCGTTGGCATCAATTCGGTTAATTTCCCGTGAAAGGCGCATTTGTTCAGCGCGGCAATCACTCTTGGAAAACTGAGCTTGTAACTCTTCACGCTTTGAGCGAAGTGGCTTTAGTTGGCGCTCGCCAAGTTCTCTTCGCGTACGTTGTAATGCAGAAAGGCCACGTTCTTTTTGCTCACGGTTCAAAGACCAACAAGGCAAATCAGGGCAAGGATTTTCTAGCGGTGGGACATCTAGGTTTGAATGTTCGACTGTTGCAACTGACATACTATTTTCCTCTAACTTAAGCCGGGAATAGCCGAACCATTGGCGACCAAATCCACACTCATAGCTAAGAATGGGGAAACGCCTTTTGTGCGGCTTTCTATATCGTTGATAAGAAGCACAAGGTTGCTAATACCCGCTTGTGCCTTTTGGATAATGACGTGTTTGTTAGTGCGACTAAGGCGATCATTTCCCGCATGCTCTAAAGCCATGCGAGACAAGTCACCAGAGTGCATCGCGTTTTCTAATGCGCGCTTAATGAAAGTTTCTTCACTCGCATCATTGGGGATTTGTGCGGTCACCACACCGAGGCCAAGCAAAAGACTATTAAGAATGGTGAAGTTGCCACTCGCCTTGGTGATCATCACAAGTTCTACACTGGTAAGGATGTGCGGCTGCTCTGGGTTGAGCTTATTGCGCAGCATAGTGGCATTCATATCCACGGCCTTTGCTAACTTGGTCATGTTCTCCGAGTTCGCAAATGCACAACACGCTTCGTTAAATGCCTTTTGTTTAGAGCCACGGAATTCGCACATTGAGTCAATTTCGTTCATAACCAATACTCAATTGAAGACAAACGGGACGAAAACGAAGCCCCAACCAAGAACATTGAGCCATAACGGGCAATACTCTTTGGTTGGAATTAGGGAAGATAAACGCATGACGGCCTACCCCAACTTTTCCATAGCTTCACGAGTCGCCATTTCTACTAAGGCGATCATATTGATGAGGGGGGTTTCTTTACCTTTTGCTTTAGTTTTAATAGGTAAGCGGCCATCGGCTACCCAATCCATGATGGTGCGTTTAGGCATTCCAGAAAACTGAGAGTATTGGTCATACGTCATGAAAGGCGTATTTAGGACTACTTGATATGAGAGCATAGTGATATCCTGTTAAGTTATTAAATGCTTTATAACGGTCTAGTGAGTTGCACCTCGCTAGTCATTGATTTGAATTTTAAGTGATCAATTGAATGACTGTCAATAAGAAAATAGAACCATTTGAATACATTGGTGGGCGTGACTTTACATCTAAAGTCGTAAAAGTCATGAATCTAGAACGTTACAATCAGTTAACTGAAGTTCTTGGCGTGAACAAGGGTACGATTTCGACTTGGCACACTCGCAACATGACGCCATTTGAATTAGCGGTACGCATTCATTTGAGTGAAGGAGTATCTTTGAAGTGGCTGTTGTTAGATGAAGGAGAACCTTTCCCTGATCAGAACGCACAAGATCACGTCTCCAAAAAGAATGAGGCTAAAACTCTTTTTGATTTAGATTACTTCACGCTGACGAATGGAAAACTTGTCGGAAATGAAACGCTAGCTTTTGATAAAAGCTACTTAGACAAACTTGGGGTTCTGAATGTAATGGGCATCGAGCACGATGGGACTACATTCATTGTCGATAAAGAAGTTCACCAAGCAGTAAGCGGCACTTACCTAGTGGATATGGATGGCCTACTGTCTCTAAACGACATTCAGCGTTTACCAGGTAAGAAACTAGCGATCAGCTTTAACGGTTCGACATTAACCGTCAAAGAAGATGAAGTGAGAGTTGTGGGTAGAGTAGCTTTAGTGATGGAGAAAAAATAA